ATCTCTTGCTTAACATAGGCAGTTGTTGCAATTGTAGTGCTATCGTCCGCTGTGGCCGCTGTCGGAGCTGTCGGAGTTCCAGTTAAAGCGGCATCAGCTAAGGGTGCAAACCCTGCCGCTACAAAGGCTGTGGTGGCTATTGTGGTATCTGCTGTGCCAGAGGCCTGTGTTGTTGCTCTGGCGTTGCCTGTAAAGGTTGGAGCGGCTAAATCAGCCTTCTCTGTAAACTTAGATGCAATCTCGTCAAACTCTGCATCCAACTCCGACCCTTTAACCTTCTTATTGATGTCTCCGGGTGTTAGAGCATCTTTCGCTGTAAAATTTGTATTCTTTGTATAGTTTCCCATCTACGTCACCAGTTTACCTGTTTTAGCGAATATGTCCATTTTCTGTATCGACAACGATCCGCCGTTAATTGTGGATTCAATACCGATCTGCACGACAGCACCTCTACCACCCACGTTGATTGAAATGTTATCTAGAATCTGACCGGAGGTGTATTCAGCTTCATTGTCATCTCCGTCATCTGAAAAATACTGATCGACGTTGTATTCATAGGTTTCCCCAGATGACAAATTAAACTGACGGAACTCATAGTCTGTACCGTAATCAAACGCATACTTCAGCAGGGCTACCTGACCAACACCACCTAAGATAGCCAGTCTCATTTTCTTTAACAGCTTCTCAGTTGTTGGGCTGTCGAAGTCAAAGTAGTTGGTAAAGTAAACTAGACTATAAGCTGTACCGTTGTCGGCATAGTTACCGTACTGACCTACATAGCCTTCTTGACCTAGAAGTAGAGTATTACTACGTGTCAATGCAAACGCTGTTGGGTTGATATTGGTCCATTTAGTAACTCGAAATGAACCGTCCTGCAATGGCGCTCTAACATCAAACACATAGGTCAGGTTAGCTGAAGGGAATGACAGTAAATAGAATGCATCATTCGGTGAATAAATAGACTTGATTCGTGTTTTAGGCTCAGAGGTTGCAAAGCTTACAATATCGTCTCTAACATTCTTTGAGATATCCCGCATAGGTGCTGAAGTCTCTTGAATTGTACGACCTAATGCCCTAACACCATCAGCGGCTAAGAACACCACCTCTGTGCCGATAGACTGTACACTATCACGAGCTATACAGCCTACACCAGTGATGTGGTCAACCATTCTAAACCCTTCACCGGTAGGGTCTTCCCCGCCAGCAAAGAGTGCAATGTTTCTATTCCCAAAGATCACCAATCGATTGTTGTACTGTGTAACCGCTGTAACTTTGTCGTCTTCACCGAAGACTTCACGAATATTGATATAGCCTGTACCGGTCCCTGTGAAGGTGGTAGGCTCTAAGATCTTAGACCAGTAGACGGTATAGTCATCAGCAACCCATACCCGGTTAAAGCAGGCCGCACCACAGGATGGTGTCGTCGATGCAGGTGCGGCAGTAAGTTCATAATACGTGCCTGTTGTGTCATCATAGTACACCATTGTATGATCTTGCTGAACAAACAATGCTTTGTTGTTGTAGCTGATAATCTGCCAATCGTCTTCAGTGATGTTGATCGCTGTGCCAGACTGTGGGAGTACCTCTTCCGGGTCATCACTGCCGTCTAAACGCCAGAGTTTGTTATCAGCGGTGAACAAGATACGCAGATTACCAGATGATTCAACGTGTTCTGCAATAGCCCTAACTTGCCCAGTCATACTGACGGAAGTACCTGACAACGGTGTCCAACCCTTCCTAGCACCGATCCTACCGAACTTATCAATGATACAGTTCTTAGCCTCTAACGCAAAACCAGAGGCCAGTGTAATACCAGACTCTTGTGTATTCAGCCCGAAAAAGCCGGGGGCGGCAAGTGTGATTGGACGTAATTGACTAGCCATTAAATAGCCCTAAACACTAACTCTTCAGAGTGCTTCTCTTGATCAAATGAAATTGCATCATTGAGCATTCTGTTTGCAGTGGCGTAAGCGGCCACAGGAGACGCTCCACCGTCCTCTCCACGCTCTTCTAAGGCCTTGGCATAGGCAAGCATAATAATAGGGGCTGACGGGGCGTACAGTTTGTCTGTGTTGTTAACGAGCTTAGAAGGTCGAACCACTAAGTTGAAACGAAGCTCATAGACTCCGTCAGGTTTAGGGTAGACTTCAGCAATCGTATCATCGTTTGCGTCTAAGCCGTTGAAGCTGTAATACTGTGGAGCGCCTGACGTGACGTTATCATAGTTTAGGTAGAGATCTGTAAACTCTTCCGCAGATTTGTACGTCATGTACCAGTTGCTGGTGTCGTTGACAACATTCAACACTTTCAGCCTGTCACCAGAAGATGTCAGAGTGTAAGCAAAAATACCTTCCGCAGTTGTTGTAGTGAGTGTAGTTCTTAGATGTGACCAGTCCCATGCATTCTCAACTTCGTGCTTAGCGTCATTCACAAGTTCGCCAATCAACTTTGAGTATACAGTAGAGGATACTGATTCGACTTCACGCTCACGTAGTCGAACAAGAACAGCGTTTACAAGTTCTTTGAAGTTCATTTACCACTTCACCTTATGTGACCAGTATCGAGCAGAAAGCTTCGATGGTGAGGAATCTTGGGCATTATGACGAGCATAATACGACTTTTTACGTGCTTTGTCTTTAGCGGATGTAGGGTTTTTACCAGCGCCTTTAACACCCTGTTGTCCAAACCGAATCGTCTTTACTTGGTCACCAACTTTAGCGACAACAACATGAGACTTCTTAGGGTGGGAGGGGGTTCTCTTAGGTTTGTTATAGCCTGCAACACCTGCACGAGCTAATCTGGGATCTTTCTTCGTTGCCATCAGTCTTCATTCCTAGCGGCTGTAGCGTTATGTTCAACAACAGAGATTAGGATTGTAGCAGGGGATGTTGCAGACGCTTGAATCTTATCACCTGCTTCCATCATAATAAACTCATTATACTGGCCGCCTAGCTGAAAGAACTCTTTAGCTGATAATGAATAGCCGTCTAACACCGGTAAAGAAGCTGTTTTAGAGTCATCGTAGTACGTAACTGTGACCGTCTCTGTTGACCCGGCAGTGTTTGTAATATATACTAACAGCCACTCAGCACGTTTGTTAGCCGGTACTTCGTAGATATCCGTTAAAGACGTTGTTAGTGTCGCACCAACTGATCGTTTTGTAGCCATTGTATTATACCAGAAAAAATGTTAAATGTCAAATTACTTACGATACTTCGCAGTCTTCTGTGCAACCTTCTTAGGTTGTTTAGCAACTTGCTTACCTGCTTTAGTTGCTTTTCGTTTAGCTCTTGTCGTAGCCGCATATTCTTTTGCGGAAAGAGCCTTGATAGCTTTCTCCGGTAGATAACGCTCCCCGGTAGCTTTGGAGCCTTGTGTAGATGGCTTGCCACTCTTGGTACGCCATTTCTGTTTTGTCCACTTTTTCAGTGACAGTTGTGGCTTTTTCATTATGACTTATAGCCTCCACCTTTAGCTTTGTACTCTTTGGCAAGCATTTGAGCTTTTCTTGCACTCCACTGTCCGGGTTTACCACCCTTGCCTCCTGCTTTGATCTTATTAAATAAGTTCTTTCGCATGGTAGGTTTGGTATAGTTCCCAGCTTCATTGACTTTACTTTTTGCTTGTCTTTTGACTGCCACGCTTCTTCACCTTCTTCAGATCAGCACCAGTAATCTTCTTCCGTGGTGGAGCTACTGCCGCTAGTTTCTTTTGCTTAGGGCTGTACTTGCTGTAAGGCATCAGATTGTATCCAAACGCTGACCAGACTTACGGCAACGACCTTGTGCTGTACAGGTGTCAGGGGTAGTACAGCCTGCACAGAGGATTGGCGTAGGGGCATCCACAATCGGAGTCTTACGCCGGGTGTTGTTCTTCGGTGCTGTTTTCTTTTTACCGTACATCATATTATTTCTTCCTTACTGATTCGGCTAAACCGCCGCCAAAATAAAAGCCAACGATCATCAACATGATTTCTCCAATCCAGAAGTCACCGATGATTTGTTTGACTGCGTTAATGTCACCTTCACCTGCTAACGTCATAGCAAGCACAAGAACAAACATGCTAAGAAACACTGCTGTGAACATCAGAGCAATGTAGCGTTGGGCAAGTTTAAATGGGGCATAGGCGTTCATAAGGTCAATCTTCGCCTTTGACTTAGCGGCAATAGCTTCCTCATCAGAGGTGTGCATATCATCAATCAACTCCATTCCTTTCTTGATGACATCGCCTGAGCCAAGTATTTTAGAAATGATTCCAATCATGAGGCATTTCCTGTTACGTCCGTTTGTATGCAAATCGCATCATAGTTCATCTTAGGCTGTGGTGCTGTTGCCATGAAATACTCACGGGCTTCAAAACACTCGTCCATTGTTGCAAATGGCCCTTGAGGATAGACAGCGTAGCCATCAGACTGAATTAGGATTGCAAATAATAACCACATAGGTGACCTACTGTTT